CCGGTACTCGCCGACGCCACATAGAGCATGTCGAGGGAACTTCCAGCCTGACTGGCGTCGGTGCCGAATGTCGCCAATGCCTGACTGAGACTGCGGATATCGACGTTCTGGCCCGCAGCCCGGTTGAGGTAGTCGAGCTGGCGGGTGATATCGACGGCGGCCTGTCCGGTCAGGTGCAGCGACTGGGTGACACCGGTCAGCGTGTTGGCGACTTCCTCCAGCGAGGAGGGGCTGTTGCGGAACGCCTCGCGCAGTGTGGAGTTCAGCTCATCCATCTGGTCACCGAGCATGTTGGTGCGCGCAGACATCCGGTCGGTGACTTCATCCCATCGCGCACCAGCGTCGAAAAGCGCCTCTCCGGCCTTCACCGCCGCCGCCGCGATCAGGCCGACACCGGCCGCCGCCGCAACAGCACCAGTCGAGATTCCGCCCAGTGACGCCTCGGCAGTCGACCCCAGGCTGCCCATGTCGCCGATGGTCCGCCGGATGCCATCAGACAGACCGGCGCCGAAGTTCGACGACGCCGCCGAAAACGCCTTGGAGAAGACCCCGCCGAGATGCGCCCCGCCACCCTGAAACTGGCTCTCCAGATCGGAGATGACCGACTGCACAGCCTTGTCGTCAAGGCGGGCAACAACATCCGAGTAGATCGGCACTAGGTCATCCCCTCCTCGTCGGTGTTGTCGGGAAGCGTCCACATCGCAGACATGGAGTCATCAACCCCGGACTCACGCATCCGGGTCTCTTCAGCGCGGCGCCGGTCTTCCTCGGCGTCGATCTCGGCCAACTTGGCCAGCGGGAAGAACAGCCGCTCCCCGTACTCGTCGGCCTGCGCATTCGGCACCTGCGCGGCCCGCAACACCGCCAGGGTGTTGGCGGACTGGCGGACCATCTGCTGCCACTCCGGCAGCTCGCCGCCGCGCAGCTCTTTGGCCAGCGCTCCGTCCTCTGGCGCGAAATCCACACGGATCGTGCGCACTTTCGCCTTCGGATCGGACACGATCGAGATGCCGAACAACTCCAGCAGCTCGAAACTCGACAGCCGGCCCTGATGCCAGTCCGCTATCGAACAGTGGAAGAACCGGCGCAGATCACTCGCTATCTGCCGCGGCCACCGCCGCCACACCATCTGCGCGTCCCACACTTTTGGGGTCGGCCGCCTGCCGTTCGGTCAGGTCCAGGCCCTGGGTGTTCCACACCGCCCACACATGCCGGGCCGCACCGCGCTTGCCGTTGATCGTGCCCGCGCGCAGAATGTCGTAGTTCTCCCCCAGCGCGATCTTGGCGACCTGCACCTCATAGGGCGGGTTCAGCAGCGCTGCGTTTCCGGTCTCGGGATCGGTTCTCCGGTACGGCACCTTCAGCGCGCCTTGCCGGGTCTCCGGGGGAAGCACCATCTCGGTTCCGTCGGCGTCCTTCACGGTCCGCTCGGGCAGGTTGACCTCGTGGTGGTCGTAACCCTCAAGGTCGAACCACAGCTGGTCCCAGGCGGCCAGTGCGTCGTCGTCGAGCATCCGCAGGTTCGGGTGCGGCGGGACTTCAATGACGGTTCCGTCATCCAGGATGAGTTCACGCGGTGCGAATGGGGAGTCGTAGGCCTTGGCCTGCTCGGCGGCTTCCACTCCGGGATCGGTTGTCGGCTTGGTCATTTCGGCTGATTCCTCTCGGCTGAAAACGGGTCGGCTGATTCGGCTGAAGGATGGGAAGACCCCGGCGGGCGCAGCCGATACGCCCGCCGGGGCCGCTCAAGGGGGTTACGGCTGGGTGGCCGCGGCCGACACCGCCGACACCGCGGTCAGCGGAGTACCGGCAGTGGAGTCGGTGACGGTCACCTGGAAGTAGCTCGTGGTGCCGGTGGTCAGCGCGGTGAGCGGGATCGTCACGACACCGTTGGACACCGTCACCGAGCCCGTGGTGACCGACGTCGGCGACGTCATCAGCGCCGAGGCCGACTTCTTGACCGAGTAGGTGTAGGGCGACGTGCCGCCAATCGGGGCACCGAACACCAGGTTTGCGGTCGTGGCCGCCGTCGGCGTCACCACCGGAGCTGAAGCCAGGAACGTCAGACCCGGCGTGGTGTCCTGCGCCCACAGGCTGCCCGTGGTCCAACGGCCATCGAGCAGCGGAACCCCGTTCGCGTCAACGAAATACGGGTCGATCTCGCGGGACAGCGAGAACTTCGCCGCGTCGGCGTCCTTCTTGTTGCCCTTCTCCGAACCGAGGTCGGTCAGCACGCAGCGGGGGAAGGGGAACGCGTTGCGCTCTACGAGGCCGCCCATGCGGTCCTCGTGCAGGATCAGCACCTGGCGGCGGATCGGAAGGTCGTCGCTGGACTCCCCGGCGAAGTAGGTTCCCGAGGCGGTGCGCTCCAGCACCCCGGTCAGGGGCTGGTTGAACCGGACGGCGTCGACGATCGGGTTGCGCTCCAGCGGGGTGAAACCGACTGTCTTGTCCCGCTTCTGGATGTCGACGCGGATCGGGTCCAGGGCCTGCAGGCCTTCGAGGGAGTCGCTGGAGATCTTCGGGTTGCGCTCGATGCCGTCGGGGGAAACCCATCCCAGCGGGTAGAACCCGAGGTTTGATGCGGTGTTGTACACCCACTGGCCGGCCGAGTTCTTCACGATCGCGAAGAGGTCCGAACGCCATGCGCCGTCGGTGGCCATCGGTGCTCCGAATCCGCTGCCGGGGCTGAGGTTGGTGTTCGAGCCGCCGTAGTCACGCACGGCGACCGACCAACGGCCGCCGCGGCGCACACGCAGCGAGTTGAGGTAGGCCAGTCCGGCGGCGGCGAAGCTGACACCGGTAGAGGGCTGAGGCATGAGGGGATTCCTTTCGCGGGGAAGATGCCGGAAAGGTCCGGCGTGAAGGGTGCGGCAGGTGCCGCGAAACACGAACGGCCCCAACCGAAGTCAGGGCCGTTCGCGGGGTAGAAGGTGGTTAGGTGAAGCGCAGCGTGATGGCGTACTCGCAGATGAACCGCTCCACGACGGTTTCGGCGCCGTATTCCTGATGGGTTGGTGCGGTCGCCCGGTCCAGCGACGAGCAGTTCGCGACCGACCCGTCGCCCATCGCCACATCGGCGAGCGGATTCTCTGCCAGCAGCAGCATCCGGCGGTGCGTGTCATCAGCTGCCCGCGCCGCCGCGGTGTAGGTGGCCGCGAAGGTGTGCACCCGCACCACCGCGCCGTCGCCGATGAGGTCGCAGTCCCCGCCCAGGCGGGTCACCAACCGGTACGGCAAACCCATCCCGGCCTCCCACCGCTTCGACCCGACCAGCGCCGGATCATCAGCCAGGGGCAGCAGCCACGCCCGCACGAACGCCTCAGCGTTCGGGGCGGCCAGCGCGTACAGGTCAGCGGCCACGACGGCGGCCCGCGAAATCACCAGTGCTGTCAGGGCCGAAATGCGCCGCGGTCTTGGCTCGCGGCGCGAACTCCGGGGTATCCACCGACCCGTACTCCACGATGTGCGCGTAGCCGATCGACGTGCCGACCGCACCCCGGCCGCCCTGCGCGTCGTACTTGACCTCGACGGACTCCTTGTACTCGCCGGTGTCATCAGGCGAATTCGCTTGCCACACCGGGATGACCTCGTCGGTCATGAACGCCTGCAGTTGCGGGTCGTACTCGCCGGCGGTGATCTGCTCTTCGGCCTGCGCCCGGATCTCGGCGGCCAACTCCTCGCGGTCGATGTGAAACTCGACGTCAGCCATCAGCCGCGCTCCCGCTCGCACCGGCAGAACACATGATTGGGGCGCCCACGCAAATCGCGTTCGAGCACCGCGTCACCGCGCATCGCATACCGCAGCCCGTCGTGGATCAGCCACGCCGACGAGGAGATCGACGGCGCCCCAGCGGAATCGAGGAACGGCAGCGGGATGGGATTGCCATAGCTGTCCGCGGCCGGAATGACGCCGTCGCCGGATGCCGGCAGCAGCGCCCACCCGGTCTCGCTGGTCGTCACCGTGACACCCTGCTGCTCATCCGGGGCGGTGGGCACCTCGAACAGACAGCCCTCGACCCAGACCGTGACGGTCGTCGTCTGCGGCTCGCCGAACTCCGACAGCACAGGGGTGCCGTCGTCGTCGGAGACAGGGACTTCCCGCTGGATTCCGACCCGCTGACGGCCGGGGAAAGCGCCCACCGTCAGTAATCACCCGGCGAGAAGATCCCGCGGGGGGATGCGGTCACAACGGTCGCCATGCCCAGCAGGCGCTTCTGCCTGACACTCAGGTAGTCATCGGGCGAACCGTTGAGGGTGCCCGCCTCCTGCCGGTGGGCGGTCACGTTGGTGAAACTCGACAGCGGCCCCAGATGCCCGTAGGCGACGTCATCGCGAACCACCTCGAAGACCACCAGGGCGGCCGCCTCCGGGTCGACATCAGGCTTGCGGCCCCGGATGCCGTCGGAGACGACCTGCAGCAGCCGTTCCGCCGTGATCTTCTCGCCATCGGAGAGTGCGCCCTGGTACTGCTCGGCGAAATCGTCGATGTCGAGG